GGAGGCCTGGCAGGCCGGCGACCTGGTTCCGGTGGCCGAGGTGCGCCCCCTGTACGATGCGGCCGTTGAGCAACGGGTGCTGGCGCGCATGAGCTACAAGACCCCCATGAATCCCTACTTGTACGGCCGGCTCAAGGTTTGCCGGGCCGCCGGCCTGACCCAGCGCGAGACGGCCCGCGCCCTTGGCCTGACCCGCGACGTAATCCAGCACTGGGAGCGCATCGAGCGCCATGCCCGCCGCGAGATGGACCCGCGCGGAACCATGCGGCTCCATCCGGCCGTCATGGGAGGTGCCCGATGAGCAAATCGCCGATCGCCAATCGCCAATCCAAAATCCGCAATCCCCTCGATGACGGCGACCCCACCCCGGAGAAGGCCGCGGCCAAGCGGCTGCTGGCCGTCGAGGTGCGGTTGCACTGCGCCGAGAAGACCCTCAACAAGGTGGTGGAGATGATGGAACGGATGCTGGCCGCCCCGCGCCCGGCCTACTGCGGGCGCCCGGAGCTGCGCTTGATCCGCTGAGCCCGTACAGATGAGATTGCGCCAAACGGCCGCGGATTTTCCGCGGCCGTTTGGTATTCGGGGGGCTGGATGGAGGGTCCGATGTGCGGGCCTGGCGGAGAGAACGACAGGGGATGTAATTGCGGGGATAACTGACATGGAAATCACAGACTATCAATACAAGATTGTTGAACGCAAATGGGGCAAGGAGTGCCTATTCGCCGTGCGCACATCGGACGGCAAGTGGCATAATGATGTAATCGCCGTTGATGCCAAAATGACAGACGAAGCAGTTAAGACCGCTGTTGACGGCCGGGTGGTTGAGCTGGCTGCGATTGAGACGGCAAAGCTAACAGAGGTGGCCGATGGCGACGATATCAAGTAACGGCACTGGTGGCGGAGCGTGGTCCAGCACAGCGACCTGGGCGGGAGCCGCAGTCCCAGTAGATAATGATGACGTGATTATTGCCGCCGGTGACTCGGTGGAATTTGACGCCGACACTTCGGCCTTTGCCAACGGCATCGCCGGCATCGTCATCCAGGGCGGCGCTACTCCAGGAATGCTTTATTGCAAATACTCCGCTGCCGGAACGTACTATCTCAAAATCAAAACTGAAACAAACATCACCGGTCAGTCTGTGACATCCGGGAACACATTCACTTTGGGCACGTTCGACATCGGCATCCCCGACCCGAGCTGAGGAGCCTTATGAGCGTCCGCAGATTCACCAAGGATCCGGCCGCCGCCCTGGACTTCCATGTGGATTGGTCCGCGTGGCTCGGCGATGACACCATATCGTCCAGCGCCTGGGCTGTGCCCTCCGGGCTCACCGAGCTATCTGCCTCCTTTGCCGCCACCTCTGCCACGGTGTGGCTGGCCGGCGGCGCGGCCGGCACACGCTACACGGTGTCGAACACCATCGGCACCGTCGGCGGCCGCACGGATCGGCGGTCTATCGTGATTGCCGTGGATGATCAGTAGCCGCGCTCCCTTGACATTATTCTTCCAGTTTCACTACCTTTCCCAACAAATAGAGCGGCCCGGCGTGGTGCTGGAACACCTCGCCGGGCCTAACCGTTAACGCACCTGACAGGAGGTGGCGTCATGGCTTCATCGTCTGTAGCAGCCCGGTTTCAGGGAAGCATTTCGCCGCGATGAACGATGCCGCTTTCGTGATGCGATTCGAATAGCCCGCCCCCTGCCCGTGCCAAACGGCCACGCCACCGGCGTGGCCGTTTGCTATTTTGCGGCATCAGATAAACCGAGGCCGCGATTCCGGCCGTGAGAAGAGGGGGGGGGCTGGATGTGGGTGGCGACCATCCAGCCCCACCCCGAACGCTCCAAACGATCCCAACGTTCTAAACGCTCTCAACGGCCCAAACGTTCATGTCAATCGACCGCGACCAACTCAGATCCCTCATCGACGCCACGATCAGCCGCATGGACATGCACAGCCCGGCGGCTGTGGATTTGTTGCTCGGCACGGCGGCTCAGGAGTCGGCTCTCGGGACGTACATCCGGCAGATCGGCGGCCCCGCGCTGGGGATCTTCCAGATGGAACCCGCGACAGAGCGCGATATCTGGGGCAATTACCTGCGCAACCGGATGCACATGGCAGACCGGGTATGGGTCGTTTCCGGCGTGGACGGGCCGAATGCGCATCAGCTCGAAGCCAACTTGATCTACCAGATCGCCATCGCGCGGATTCACTATTTGCGCGTACCTCGACCCCTGCCCGACCCGGGCGACATCGCCGGGCTCGCCGCATACTGGAAGGCCCATTGGAATACGCACAAGGGCGAGGGGACCGAAGCGCAGTTCATAGCCGCTTGGCGGAGGTTCATCGGACAATGATCGCGGCGGATCAATACATCATTGATTTTCTGCGCTGGTGCCATGCCAACCCGATGACCACCGGGGCGGCCATCACTGCGCTGACGTGGGTTGCCAAGCGCACCAAATGCACTTGGGATGATCGGGTTGTGAAACGCTTGGCGAAAGTTACGGGCCATGATCCAGCCTGACACGCCGATCCGATATTGCCGCGGCTACGAGTATCAGTTGCGAGAGCCGGCTGCCTTTGTTGTCCCGATCCGCCCGGGCCGCGAACTGTCCGCCGGCCTGGTCCGTTTGGATCCATGCGGCCGGCTGACGATCGACAAGTACTTTGCATGGGACGGATGCTCCGGCCCGCTTTGGGACGATCGCACCAACATGCGCGCCTGCCTGGTGCATGACGCGCTGTACTACCTGATGAGAGTCGGGCAATTGAGCCAATGTCATCGGCCCGTGGCCGACGAGATCTTGCGGGACATGATGCTGGCAGATGGGGCCTGGCCGCTCCTGGCGGAGTTCTCCCTCTGGGCCGTGGACCGGTTCGGCGGGCCGTGCGCCCGGCCGGAGAACGCCCGCCGCATACTGACGGCGCCGAGGTGATGGTGGACGAAGCGGATTTGGGCAACGAGAGCATGATGACGCATTTGGATCTGACACTGAGACGCTGCCGTGACGACATCGAGGACTACGGCGGCAGCGAGTACTGCATCGACTGCGGCATTCTCATCCCGGAGGGCCGGCGCATCGCGGTGCCCGGCTGCCGGCGGTGCATAGGCTGCCAGATCGCATACGAGAGGAGATGAGCGTGGATTTTTTCGTTGCGCCCGCGTGGGCGACATCGGCCATCCAACTGCTGGGCTTGCCGGGGCTGATTTTCGTTATCTGGCACTTCGACAACAAGCGGCTGGAAAAGAAAGAAGAGCTGCGGCGGGCCGAAGTGGAGGCCGTGCTCAAACAATACCGCGAGGATGTCGCGGCCATCCGGCGCATGTACGAGTCCAACGTCCGGCTGGTGGAAGATTACGAGACCATGAACCACCGCCTGGAGGCGGTTTACAACGAAACGATGAGCGTAATCAGCCTCAACACGCAAACGCTGACGCGCCTGGTGGAGACGGTCCGCGGCAATATGTTTTGCCCGCTGGTGCGAGAGAAAGGCGGGATCCCGGCATGAACCTGGAACGCGCCGCCATGAAGGGGAGGCTGGAAGAAGATCGCGCCTCCTCGGCACGGCTGAGGCTCAAAATAGACGGCTTGTGCCAGTCGATCCGCCAGCAGTTGAACACGGCTTTAACGTCCGTTGACGAGCTGGATGTGCCGCTGGCCGCACAGATGATGGACGATCTGGTGGCAGCCTACGCCGAGCTGACGGCCCTGGCCGGACGGATCGCCCGGCTGGAAAAGGAGCTGGGATGAAGATGAAACTGGAAACTGGAAACTGGAAACTGGGCAGCCCGGGCCGATCGCCGGCTCGCGTTCAAGCACAGGCCGCTATTCCCGACTTTCAAGTTTCGAGTTTCAAGTTTCAAGCGCCGGAGGCGCGCCGCTGATGGGCGCCAAGGGCGACAGGGCCAGCAAATTCCCGCAGGCCGAGCGGCTGTATGCCGACGGGCGTAACCTGGCCGAAATATCGCGTTTGTTGGATGTGAGCGAGACGACCCTGCGGCGCTGGAAGGCCGACAGCCTGGTGGCCGGCCCTTCGGCAGGCTCAGGGACCGGGACGGGCTCAGGGGACGGGATGGACGGGTGGGACCGGGCCCGGGCGCAGAAGCGGGGCAACATCGCCCGGCTGCGGGACCTGTTTGAGAGGCAGCTCGAATACGTCGAGGGGCTTCAACCCGCCGATGTGTCGCCGCCCATGATGGATACCCTGAGCAAGCTGGGCGCCCTGGTGGAACGGTGGGACAAGGTGGAGAGCGTGATCCGGGCCAAGGCCAAGGCCGAGGCCGCCGAGGCGGTGGAATCCGAAGCCCGGCGCCAAGGTGCCAGCGCCACCACCATCGACAGTTTGCGGGCCGCGATCATGCAGGAGCTTCGAGCGTGAGCGCCGTTTTATTGCCTTACCAGCAGCGCTGGATCGCCGACAAGGCGCCGGTGAAGCTCATCGAGAAAAGCCGGCGCATCGGCCTGTCCTACGCCGAGGCGGCCGATTCCGTGCTGCACGCGGCCGACGCCGATCGCGGAGGCAACATCTACTACATCTCTTACGACAAGGAGATGACGGCCGGCTTCATCCAGGATTGCGCGACCTGGGCCGGCGCTTTTCACACGGCCGCCGGCGAGATCGGCCAGCAGATCCTGACCCGGGACGATGGCAAGGATGTGCATGTGTACGACATCCCGTTTGCCAGCGGGCACCACATCAAAACGTTTTCGTCCAACCCCCGCAATCTGCGCAGCAAAGGCAGGCCCGGAGAGCGGCTGGTGATCGACGAGGCCGCGTTCGTGGACGATCTGGAAGCGCTGCTCAAGGCCGCCCTGGCCATGACCATCTGGGGCGGTACGGTGCACATCATCAGCACCCATAACGGCGACGAGAACCCGTTCAACGCCATGATCCAGGACGCCAGGGCCGGCCGCACGGATTACCCGGTGCATCGCGTCACGTTGGATGACGCCCTGACCGACGGGCTATTCCGGCGCATCTGCGAGGTGACGGGGCGCCCGTGGAGCGCGGATGCGCAATCGGATTGGCGCGCCGCCCTGATACGCCGCTACCGGCCCAACGAGGATGAGGAGCTGTTCGTCATCCCGGCCTTCGGCGGAGGGGCTTACCTGCCGCGGGCGCTGGTGGAAGCGTGCATGGCAGACGGGCCCCTGCTGCGCTTCAACGGCACGCGGACGTTCAACATCGCGCCGGAGCCGCGTCGGCGCCGCGAGATGCAGGACTGGATAGACGGCGTGCTGCGGCCGGAGTTGGATCGTCTCGACCCCGCGCGTCGGCATGTGTTCGGGATGGATTTCGCCCGCGTGGGCGACATGACCGACATCGTGCCCGTCGAGATCGGCGCGGATCTGCGCAAGCGCTGGCCGTTTCTCGTGGAATTGCACGATGTGCCGTATCGGCAGCAGGCCCAAGTGATGCTGGCGGTGGGCGGCGGGCTGCCGCGGTTTGCCGGCTGCGCCATCGACGCGGGCGGCAACGGCGGGTTCGTGGCCGAAGAGGCCACCGACGCCTGGGGAACGACGATGGTGGACCGGATCCAGTTCACCGAAGCCTTCTACCGGGACGAATTTCCCAAGTACAAGGCCGGCCTGGAGGATCGGTTGACCATGATCGTCCGCCATGACGACGTGCTCGAAGATCACCGGGCCGTGCGCCTGGTGCGCGGGGTGCCACGGGTGCCCCAAGGAAAGACGGACAAACGCGGCGAGCGCCACGGCGACAGCGCCGTGGCCGGTCTGCTGGCCGATTACCGCAGCCGCGCAGAGCGCGGTGTCATGCCGCGGATCAACACTTGCGGCCCGCGGGCCGTGGCCACCGGGTTTGATCGCTACCACGCCGACGGCGTGGTCGATTACGGGGCGTACGCATGAAGCCGTGGATCAACAGCAACGAGTTCATGGAGATCGCAGCCGGCGACCCCGCCAAGGCGGGGCTGAGCGAGGAGATCGCCACCCGGGCGGCGGCTTCCGGCCAGTGGCCTGGCACAGACTACTGGCTGCCGGACCCCGACCCGGTGCTGCGCAAACTCGGGCAGGATGCCGCGGTGTACCGGGACCTGCTGTCCGACGCCCATGTGTGGAGCTGTTACGACAGCCGCAAAAGCGGCGCCCTGGGCTGCGCCTGGGAGATCCGCGAGGCGGAGAGGGGCGACACCGGCGCCAGCCGCCGGGCGCTGACGCTGGTGCAGGAGATGATGGCGGCCCTGCCCGTGCGCCAGATCATCACCGAAATGCTCGATGCGCCGTTCTTCGGGTTCACGCCCATCGAAGTGTTGTGGCGGATCGAAGGCGGCCGGTGGCTGCCGGAGGCGCTGACGGGCAAGCCGTTCGAGTGGTTCACCTTCGACGATCAAAATAAACTGCGCTTCAAGGCCTCCGGGATACCGGAGGGCCAATCGATCCCCGAAGGCAAGTTCCTGCTGGCCAGGCATCACGCCAGCTATGCGAACCCTTACGGCGAGCGGGTGTTGTCACGGTGCTTCTGGCCCGTGACCTTCAAACGCGGGGGTTTCAAGTTCTGGGCGGTCTTCACGGAAAAATTCGGCATGCCCTGGGTGCGCGGCAAGGTGCCTCCGGGCACCAACGAGACCGAGCGCCTGCGGCTGCTGGACCGGCTTACGTCGATGGTGCAGGACGCCGTGGCGGTGATCAACAACGACGAGAGCGTGGAGATCACCGAGGCGGCCGGACGCAAGGCGTCTTCGGACATCTACGAGGCCCTGATCAATGCCGGCAACGGAGAGGTGAGCAAGGCGGTCGTCGGGCACAGCCTGGCGACCGAGTCCAAGGAAGGGGGCACCTACGGCGCCACAAGGGCCGGCCTGGAAGTGCGCGATGACCTGGTGGAAAAAGACAAGGGCATGGTGGCCGAGGCCTGGAATACGCTGTTTGCCTGGGTGACGCAGCTCAACGTGCCCGGGGCCGCGGCGCCCCGGTTCGCCTGGCAGGAAGAAGAAGAGGCCCGCAAGGAACTGGCCGAGCGCGACGAAGCACTGACCAACCAGGGTGTGAGGTTTGCGCCGGTGTACTACATGCGCCGCTACGGGTTGCGCGAGGATGAGTTTTCCGTGGGGACCCCGCCTGTGGCGGGGCAGGCTCAGGGCGCGGGCGGCGGGCAATTCGCCGAGGCGGAAACGGATCCGGTGGACGCCATGACCGACGCCCTGGAGGCCGCCGCCCGGGAACCGATGGCGGCGATGATCGATGCGGTGCGCCGTCTGGTGAACACCGCCGGCAGCCTGGAGGATGTCCGCGACGGGATGGCCGGGCTGTATCCGGAGGCATCCTCGGCCGACCTGGCCGAAGCCATCGGCCGGGCTCTGACCGTGGCCCACATGGCCGGCCGCGCGGATATTCTGGAGGGGCGGTGAGATCGTTTGGATCGTTTGGATCGTTTAGAGCGTTGGGAACGTTGGGGCCGTTGAGTGAGATCGCGCAGGTTGGCCTGTCTCCCGTTGGCAATAGGAACGGGCAGGGCGGAAGCCGTTAAACGATCCTGGATGATTTTAAAGGCGGTTGCGGCGGAATTGGAGGGGGCGTGAAGATCGATTTCAAGGGGTTCGACGACTGGGTCCCGGTGTTCGCCGGCGGAATGCAGATCGACAGCGGCGGACGGGCACACGACGGCGATGCGCTGATCGACCGGGCCGTGGCCACCTTCGACCCGAAAACCCACGAACCGCCGGCGGTGATCGGGCATCCGGACGAAACCGCTCCGGCGTATGGCTGGGTAGCCGGGGTGAAGGCTTCCACTGACGACGGCCGGCGGGTGCTGCTGGCGAAATTCCGCGACGTGGAGCCGGCCTTCGCCGGGATGGTCAAGGACCGGCGGTTTCCCAAACGGTCGGCATCCTTTTACCCGGACGGAAGATTGCGCCACGTGGGCTTTCTGGGGGCCATGCCGCCGGCGGTCAAGGGTCTGGCGGAGATGCGCTTCGCCGATGCCTGCGCGACCACGTTCGAGTTCGGCGACAGCGAAACGCGCTGGGCCTGGTCGTCTCTGGCCAGGGTGCTGCGGGGCGTACGCGAATGGATCATCGGCAAGGACGGCAAGGATGCGGCCGACGCCGTCGTGCCCGAATACATCATCGAGGAGGTGGCCGCCGCCGCCACGCCGCCGGTCGAGGACGCCGCGCCGGTCGAGGGCACCGGCTTCACCGAACCGCCACAAGGAGGGAATCCGATGTCGTTCAAGCAAGATTTCAGAAAAGTGCTGAGTTTCATGGGAATCGACGCCACCAAAATTCCCGATGACGCGCTGCCGGAAAAGCTGCCCGAGGGGGCTCCGGCCGCCGTCGCCGGCTTCTCCGAGGCCGACGTGGCCGCCGCGGCCAAAGCGGCCGAGGAAAAGGGCAAACGGGCAGCCGAGGCCGCCTTCGCCGAGCGACAGCGGCGCCAGGAAATCGCCGCGTTCTGCGGGGGTCTGGTCAAGGACGGGCGCCTGCCGCCGAGCATGGCCGCCGGGATGCCCGAATTCATGGGCAGCCTGGAAGCCGGGCAGGTCATCGAATTCGGCGAGGGAGACGGGCAGAAGAAGACGCCCTACGTGTACTTCAAGGAGTTCCTGGAAGGGCTGGGCAAGATGCCGCTGTTCGCCGAGCTGGCCACCAAGGAGCGCGCAGCGTCCGGGCAGGAGGCAAATTTCGCCGATGCCGGCGGCACCGGGCTGACCAGGTACGTTTAGGCGACCGGCCGGTCGCCCGTACAAATTTGAAATTCGGCCTGAAGGGCCGGGGAGGAAAGCATGACAATCAACGGGAAAGTCGGCGAATTGAGCCGGGACGATGAACGGGCACGGGGCGGAGAGCCCCACATCATCCGCACCGGCAAGGTCAAGGCGGACCAGGGGACCCTGCCGATGGGGCTGATCTGCACCAAGGACGGCTCCGGCGAGATGATCCCCTACGAGGAGGTGACCGCCGAGGTGCTCGGCACCGGCGGGGCGGACGCCACCGCGGTGAGCGCGGAGGTCATCGGCGCCGGCAACGGGACGCTGAAATTCTTCTCCGGCCAGTTCGCCAATGACGACGTGGCCCCGGGGACCGTGACGATCACGGCCACCGTGAGCGCGGGGTCGGTAACGATGGCCGATACCAACGGCGACGGGCTGCTGGACGGCGCAGCCGGATCCGGCCGGATCGATTACGCCACGGGCTTTTTCACCATCGCGTTCCCCACGGCCCCTGACAACAGCACCAACGTGACGGCCGGCTACAGCCACACGCCTCCGGCCCGGGCGTTCACCGGCGGCCTGGCCGAGGTCCCCGTGGAGCCGGGCAGCGTGGTGATCACCGACGGCGTGGAGACCTTCGCCGATGACGGGTTCGGCCGGCTCACGGGCGATGACGGCGGCAGCGGGACGGTGGACTACGTCACCGGGACCGTGGCGGTCACATTCGCCGCGGCGCCGGCTGAAGGCGAGGACGTGACGGCCGATTACGTCACGGCCGTCGACGGGGTGCTGGATGAAGCCGTGGGCACCGCCGCCAACGGTTCGGCCCTGTACGTGGCCTCCGGCCTGGTGCGCCAGGACGTGATCAAGGTGGGGGCCGTGACACAGGCGGCGCCGGACAGCACGTTGCTGGGGCTGCTGGAAAAGCACGGCATTTTCCCGGCGTAGCCGGGGATTTCAAATTTGAAATTTGAAATTT